GTACCAAGCGCAGCCGGGGTAGCCTCTACCGCGGGCGCTGTGGCTGTCATGGTATATTGATATATACGGTCGGTTTGACTGCCTGAAATGTAAAATTGCGACTCATCGGCGCGCATATACATCCCTAACCCGTTGTTATCCTGTGCAGCAAAGTTAAATACTTTCGATGCATAGCTTGCCGTCGATAAATCCCAGGCAGTCGCTAGATTGTATTGAAATACTCTGGTCGCATCTTGCAGATACAACCTGGCGCCAGATGCATTGAACCTTATCTCTCTGGCTAAAGTTGCTTGTGCCGAGGTATTTAACGAAACAGTATCATACGTTAATGTGCTGGCATCCCACGGCGTGCTTGCCGTGTATTGAAATACCGCGTCGCTGGTCGAGCCTGTCGCGTAAAACTTTGTTCCGTCTGATTTCCACGCGCCCCCCTGCATATTGGCATCCTGTGCGGATATATCGCCTATCTGGGCCGGTTGATAAGTCGCGGTCGTCAAATCCCAAGGCGTCGAGAGTGTATACATCCAGATATTATTACCAACAACCGAATCCAACAAATAGAGTCGCGTTCCTTCGGGGTCGAAAATAATATTTGCCGGTCCCGCGCCTGTGTCTAAAAACTGGTCCAATAGTATTGCTGCATAGCTTGCGGTCGAAACGTCCCACGCAGTCGATAGCGTATATTGGAATATTTCACCCCCCGAGCTAGTATCCAGCACAAACATTTTTAACCCGGTGTCACTGAAATATACGCTCGATGGGGTTAATGTTTGTATACTGACTAGTTTGCTTTTTGTAGAAAAAACAGTCAGCGAAATATCGTCATATATTGCAGGGATACCGGGAATAGCAGGGGCAGTCGCGTTAAATCCTTGCGAGATGCCGACTTCGACATATTTCGCCGTGAAATCGTGGTTATCTTGATTGTAATACCCAAACTCAACCGACCGCTCGAACAGGTTCCCATAATCAGTGTTTATCTTGTCCAGCCGTCCGATACTTGAGGCCAGCGCAGTGTAATATTTCTGCTTCCACTGACGAACAAATCCAGCCCGCCAGGGCGCGTTCTCGTTACCTATCCTCGTGTCCACCAGAAACCAGTTACCGCCCCAGAATCCAAATGAGTGCCGTGTGAGGGTATAGGTTAGCAGGTCGTAACCTCTCCATTTAAATCTGGCCGGAATCGCAAAAGCCAATTCATTCTCGGTATAGGTCGAGAGTATGGTATCTATCGCCTCGTTCGAGATTTTGTTCGCTGTTCCTGCGCCGATGGTGTAAATCCCGACATCCTGGTCTTTTTCCCTGCCAATAAAAGCAAAGGTATCCGCGTATTCAGTAATCCCCCCGATATAACCATACTGAATCCTTGCATTCAGCCTTGTGTAGACTGTCGTCGGTGTTGCTGTATCTCGGAATAACTCAAACGAGTCAGTTCCCCCGATAATCAGGACATTTTTAAAGTTGAAAACAACCTTGTTTTTGTCAGGTAACTCTTCGGCGTCGAAAAATGACGTGGTTTGTATCAATGCACCATTCCCGACATCTGAAAAGAACGCCGGGCTACCATCCATCGGGATATAAACGAATCTTCCGTTGATGTGGGTCACGGAATTACTCGCTGCAAATTGCGGGTCGTTTATTTCGTTTAATTCATCGATTGTATTGAGGGTGTATCCAATCCCTCCGGTCTCTCTTACAACGATGACAGCATGATTAAAGCCTATCGCGGTATCAATCTGCGCTGTTCCTGCGATGGTTCCGATGACCGTGGTGCCTCCGGCAGCGTCAACCTTTAACAAGCTTGTACTAAATACCATGTAAAGGCTTTCATTCCAGACAAAACTACCTCTCGCCACACCTGTTTGTGTAGACAACAAGGTAATCCCTGGGCGCGGGAGGATGCTTTCTCCCGTGTTAAAGCAATTCTTTAAAAGTGTACGCAGCTTCGGGAGCTTTTCAGATCCTTCGTACCCTTTTGGAAATGGTGCGTCAGCCAATTTCGGAATCCTTCGGGAAGAAAGTATAATCCCAGCGAATACCACCGCCTCGTTTGTTGCCCTGTCCTTTGGGCAGGGTGCCTCTAACTACCGCTTTCGGTATCTCTGGGGTCGTCCATGTCCTTAGAATCCGCTGAAATCCCTCGTCGGCCATCCTCGGGAGCAGCGGGTCACTCTGTGAGCCTGGGAAGTCGGCCCGTAAAGCCATCGCCAGGATGTATTGAATATCATTCCGGGCACCCATCGGCTCGGATAGCTCATCGCCTATCGCATCGAGGGGAACTGTCCCCATCACGATACCCCAATCATCCTCCCACGAGGCCAGCATACTATTCAGCGTGTCCTTGGCGTTATTCAACGCTTCTGGATTCGCAGGCTGTAAGGGAGAATGCGCGCCGATATGCTGTAAAGCGCGCTGTATTACCTTCGTGCCCGTGGTCATTTCTTAGCCTTTTTAACTGCCTTTTTGGCAGTCTTGACAGACTTGACAGACTTGACAGACGCCTTGACAGACGCCTTGACAGGCTTCCAGCCAAGCGACTCGCAATGCTTCACCGTCGCCGGATTGTCGTTGGTCTCGATTTCCTGCCCTGATGGTTTAACCCATTTCATATCAAACTCCTAAAATGGGGAGAGGTTTCCCCCTCCCCGGTTAGGTTTACGCTACACCGTAGCCCTGACCACCGAAGAACGGATTCATCACACCATAGGCGGGATGCAGGTCAAAACGTACAGTTTGCTTGTTGGCAGCACCGTCCGAGAACTTCGAAACACGCAGTTGCAGACCGTCTGCTGTGGTAGCCAGGGTATCGGTAGAATGCAGTTTCTTAATCGGCACGGATGCCAGGCAAAGCGCGTCGGGATGCCAGAACAGGTTCGGCTGGAAAACCGTATCCGCAGCGTGAAGGATGGTAATAACATCACCATTCGTCAGCGCCGTGTCAGTGGTGTTATACGCACCCGCAGCCTCCCAGATAAGCGGACCGGTCACGGTTAACGTACCAGCGCCAGCAGTGAGCGCAGCATCAGTGGTCACAACGCCACGAAACTTAATCGCTGTTCCCGTTTCGTCCTTAATGGCCTGACGGGTTGACAGATTAACGTGATTACGTCCAGTAATCTCGACAATCGAGCCAGCAGTGATTGTATCCGTGATTGTGCCTATTCCTGTGATGGGAATAGATTGCGTCATGGTGTCCTTTGCCGTGTTGTAAGTAACGTCAATCGCGCCTACCACGCCCGCCAAATCACCACCCAGGGTTCCTTGGGTAAAGCTCGGCAGAGTGGTGGCAGTCATTACATTAAAACCTGCAAACTTACGCACCACAGTCGCGTTCGAGTTGGCTTGTGAAAAGGCATTATCCGCACCAATAGAACGCTGCTCACTGGAAAGCGACGCCTGACTGAAAGGATTCAGAAAATAGCACCAATCCTTATTCATCGGCACGCCCATCGACTGCATGAAGGCACCAGTGTTGGCGATTTCCTTCCAGTTGTTGACGCCCTGTGAGGTAGTGCCCCAGGAAAGACCCAGATTTTTCAGCGCAAAGGCAGCAAAATCCAGTTCCAGGTCTACAACGATTCGACGTGCGATATCATCCCAGAAGCGGGACATATCCGTACCCATTTTCAGGGCTTCGTCTACCTCGTTGTAGTCAACCGCAACCGTAATGTAATCCTGCACGGTAGCAGTCGCCTTGCCAGTGATGATATCCGAGCGTGTCGTCGAAATATCACCTGCGGCATCCCTGATAGTGGTGTAATCAGTCGGACGTTTGATATCAACCTGCGTGCCCGAATTGGGGTTGAATGCCCCGCTCACGAGCTGCGTGTTGACGTTCTTTGAAAGGGTGCGATTGCTCTCGAATGCAGAGAGCACCTTCATCGCCACCTTTCGAGTAAAGTTACTCTCAAAAGTGTTAGCCATTGTATTTCCTATTCAAACCGCGCCCCCTTGAGATATCCCTCGGTCGAGGCAATCCCTTTGTCAATCGTGGTTTCGGGGTCTGCGGCTGGTTGGTGTTTGCGCTGCACCTTCAATGAATTAGCAAGCGCGCCGATTTCCAGCAAGCACTTTACGGGTTGGGTTTTTGACAACTGCGCGAACTGTTCAGCCTTTGCCGGATTCGCCGCCAGGTATGGTATTACCAGATGGCTCTTTTCCGTGTTCGCAATAATCTCGGTGACGAGGTTGTTCCCCATCACTTCAATCACGCTATCCTCAAGCTTTTCATAGTCGGGAACGTTCAACGACTCCACACGCTCGTAATGAGATTGTAGGGCCATGTCTTTTTCCCGGTCTGCAGTTGCTTGAGTAGTTTGGCTTTGCGTTCGAGCGAACATCTCGGCAGCTTCTTCGCGTGCCGCCTGTCTCGCCTGCTCAATATCAAAGGCCGATTTTGCAGAATAATACTCTGCGTCCGTGTCAAAGTCCTCCTGGCGCGGCGGGCCTGATGGGTGAGACTGCTCTAATTTCGCTCTGAGCAGTTGATTCTCAGCCTCAAGCATTTCGCGCCGCTTAGACTCTTCACTGGCCTCGGCCTTGGCCTCATCGATT